TGGAGTACCGGACGGAGTCAGCCCAGCACTGGAGCCCATTTGTCTCGACACGCTGCATTCGTAGACCTCCAATGAGGTCTCACGATACCGAGCAGGCTCAATGCACCTTGATCACCACGGGGACAGCATCTCCCCCAGTCACATCGACTCGACCGCTACCAGCCAGACCCTTGAGCACCTCGTGCCGTGCTACATCCACGGCCAACTCGACTGCGGCCTCGGCGATGCCCTCATACGTGGCGTCCGAGATATGGTGCACGATGACCTGGAGGGCAGCCCCGAGACCGATGGCAAAGGCGGCGTCCACGACAGCCTGGAGACGTGCGTCAACGGCGTCCATCACTCACCGTCCTTGTCGGTGTCATCCTGAAGGACAAACACGCAGCGGGGGCCGGTGATCCGACTGGCTACGGCTCCATCAGCCGTTACGGTCACGATGCAGGGGGGGCCTTGCTGGACGTCGAGCCCGATGGACTCGATTGCTCGGACCTCTCGGGCGATGCACCCGCTCCCAGTCCAGAGCAGAGCCATCATGGCGATAATAACCAGAGCGGCAATGTACGTTGCGATTCTGTTCATGGCAAATACACCTTCGGTCTGAGCACCCGCTCTTGTTCAGCCGACCAGGTAGTTGTCGGCTCCGACCACACCGGCGTCGGAGCCAAACGGGTGACGGTGCGGATTTGCTGCGGGAGCCCGGCTACCAGGGCGACGAGTTCGTCCACGGATGGCATTTTCTTTTTCACGGCTTGTCCTTCTTCGGCAGCCCAAGGGCACCCTCAACTCTACCGAGCCCCCTCTGGAGGCTTTCGAGCACGACCAGGATGCGCTCATAGCGGACATCGGACGCACGCTGGGCACCCTCGACCGTACCGACCCGTGACTCAAGAACCCCCGTCCGGGCGGACACGGCGTTGATAGCCGTCTCATGGGCCTGGATAGCCACCCCATATGCCTTGATTGTCTCGACTGGCACGTCAGGGGCCGAAGAAAGTGCAGTCCCACCTGCGACCCCTCCGGCAGCGATCGGGAGCACTACCAGCAAGGCTTTGACGATGCGAGGCAGCCGTCCAACCCAGTGGGCGATTCTCCGTACAATGGCCTTATCGACCTGAGAATCCAGTTCTTGCTCGGCTGTATGATCTGACATGTGGCTGTTCCTTCGCAATGTACGGATTGTGCAGACAGAGCAAGAAGTTCAAAGAATCACGATCGAGGAGATCGACCCACCCACGAGAGTCGCGTCGGCGGCGGGGAGGGTGCCACCGTAGTCCCCTGCCGTGTCCGGGACGACCACGTTCTTCGACCCCTCATACGCGTCGGAGAGCCGCCAACAGCGCTTGATGGTGCCAGGCACAGTCCAGATGTCCGCCGGAGATGCCCCTGCAAGGAGTGCCCGGATCTGCTCAGCGCTCGGGTTGCTCGAAAGGACCAGGACGGCATAGAGGTGACCGGCGTAGGGCTGTGCACCTGAGCCACCGGCTCCGAGGTAGGCGTCGGCACCGAAGGTGTCGGAATAGACCGTCTCGGATACAACCCCTGTGTCCGCCGTCGCCGTCACCCCACGGGCGGAAGACGAACGGAAGCCAGGGTAGCGGACCACGGAGCCTACGAGCCCCGCGAGTTCATCGGCGAGCGGAGTCGCCGAAATGAAGCCACCGTCGGCGTGATAGTGGCGTGACGCTCCTCCACCACCCCACTCGGGGATACGCAGCACAGCCTCGGTCGAGAGCGACCCACAGGCGTAAGAGCCCGACTCGACGGCATCTCCGATGGCGAGCCAGCACCAGACACTGTTCGCGATGTCGATCGCGGACATGGCACCTGAGGCAAGGGCGTACACGGAGCCGTTGCCTTCCAGGTAGCCGTTGAGCCAGGGTGCAGCAGCAGCAGGAGCCGTTGCCGACTGGCTCAGTAGCAGGACCGGGTCAAAGCCGTGCATCAGGGGATCCACCGCCAGATGACGTAATCCCCATCGCCCCCTGCGCAGACCAGGGTCAGGGTCTGCGCCGTGTAGGGGATGATGCCCGTGGACTCGCCGACGGCGAGGTCATAGCCGGTCGCGTCACCAGGGGGGCGGATGGTGATGGGGTTTGCGCTCGTGGAGAGGCACACGACCTTGATGTACCGGGGGTCACCGAGGCTGATGACGTGGGGATCGGTGTCGCCCAGGTTGCCCGTGATGGTGGGGGCGAGTTTCAGGTTTTCGAGCGGATACATGTTGGCAGAACCTCATTCATAGTCCTGCTGGTACAGTACCCGTAAGTGGCACACAAATTGCGTGTGACGTGGAGCACTTACCATGATCGACATCAGCCTGAGCCCGAATCTCCACGAGATCGAGAAGTGGCTCGGCCCGGAGTTTGCCAAGCAGGCCAAGTTCGCGCTCGCGAAGAGCCTGTCCCAGACCGCCGTCGGGGCTAAGACCAGGCTCATTGGCACCTTGCCGGCCGATTTCACCATCCGCTCGAAGTGGACTGCGGGGTCAATTCGCACGACCCCGGCCACGAAGACGACGCTCGAAGCGCAGGTCGGCAGCACGGCGTCCTACATGGCGCTACAGGCGACCGGCGGCCCGAAGGTCAGTAGGTCAGGAGGGAACGTAGCCGTGCCCGTAGCAGCCCGTCCCACTCGGCAGACGAAGACCACGCCGGCAACTTTCCCGTCGTTGTTGCTGGCGCGCAAAAGGTGGGCCTTCATCGCGCCAACCGATAGCGGCGTGATGGGGGTCTGGATGCTGCAAGGGAGCAAGAAACGGCCCCATATCAGGCTGATGTGGATCCTGAAGCCTCGCGTCGAGATCAAGCCGACGTGGGACTTCTCCGGCCAGGTCGAGACCTTCGTCGCGCTCGACTGGCCACGTCGCATCAAGGCTGCATTGGACGCGGCGTTGAAGGACCCAGGAAAGAAATCCTGATTCTTTGGCCATCGAGATTCTTTCAGTGGCCTCCCAAAGAAAAAGAACCACATTCTTGGCCATCGAGATTCTCTCAAGGGCAGTCTGATGTGATTCTTTTTCTCTGAACCCCCATCGAAAGAATCGGGGCATCAAAGAATCAGTTTCTTGTCCGCCCGAAGGGTGTTCAGTAGTGCCGTTCGAGTCCGTCGGGATCGGCATAGGGTCAAAACCTCATCCGAGCCTTTACCCTGGCGGGGGCCTGAAAATACTGCACGGGCGTATCCCACTGAACAGAGGCTAAGATTCTCTCCACTCTCGGGCGACTCGGCGCAGGTAGGCGATGGCGTGACCCACGGCGTACACGCCGACCTCCAAGCGTGCAGCCATCTGGGCACGGGATACCCCCTCGATCAGTAGCGGGAGCACCCGCACAGCCAACCGTGCCTCTGCGGTCCCACCCTGGGGATGGTCGAGGATGTAGTCCACCAGGTCGTCAGCCGCCTCGACGAAGAGGACCAGCTCACTGGTGATTGTGGGCTGTGCCGCGTGCGTCGCAGTGTTCGCCTGTGAGGCGTCATCGTAGACCATGTGGCCATCTTGATAGGTGGGGAGCCCACACTGCTCGAACTGTCGTACACGGTTCTGCTTGCGGTGGTAGTTGCTGAGCACACAGGAGCACACCATGTACACGTAATGGCCGAAGGAGGACTTCCTCGGGTCGAATGGACACGTCCCCTGGTTCCTCGCCAGGAGTCCACGGAAGACCTCCTGCAGCACGTCCTCGGGATCGTAGCCGGCGCTGCGCATTTTACATCCGAACTTCGCGTAGAGGATCTTCTGGACTTCCTGACCCCGGGCAACAAGGTCAATGCCAAGAGATTTTCGAGAATCCCCCTGATGGGGAACTTTCTGGGTTCTTTTGCCCCGAGAATCACGTCTTGGGGTTTCTTTCTCAGATTCTCGGGCTCTTTCTCCCCGAGAATCACCCAAACGTGATTCTTTTTCCTGTTTCGAGAATCTCGGAGAAGATTCAGGAATGTCACAGCAGGCGCTCATCGGACGAACACCAACGCGACCCCGTAGCCCTTCTTCTTCGAGTAGGGCACCTCAATCTCCATCACCTCGACCTGGGCACCCCGGCGAACAGTCCAGTCGCCCTTGGTGCCGAGCCCGTCCTTGCCCGCGATGATGTCGTCGCCGTCCTCGACGGTGGCGTCGATGGCGAGTCGGAGCTGACCGATCAGACCGACGACTGACCACTCGTCCGGGCGCTGTGAGCGCGGGACCTGAGTCTGTGCCGGGTTCCACTTCGGGTTGGTCTTCCGAACGGTCAGTGTGACAGGTTCAGTGCCCTCGGGAGCCTGGCAGGGGGCGGTCGAGGTCGTGCCGCTGTAGGTGTCCCACTTCACGCACTCCACGTCCATCGTCGTTGCGACCCGGATGCAGTCATCCTCATCGACTACAGCGACCTGCTCGTCATCCGGGATCGGGACAGTCCGGGTGTACGTGACCGCGTTCGACGGCATCGGGGGAGCCGTCTCTGTGGGTCCGTCGTAGCCCCTCCACTCGATGACCTCGACCTGCTCCATCACCGGGCAATGGAACTCGTCCCGCAGGTAGCGACCGCTCCAAGCGATGCCATCGTCACCACCGATGACGGTGGGGTCGGCGGAGACGATGCCCCGGATACGGTCACCAGGCTGTGCGAGACGAACAGCCTTGCCCGTACCAGCGAGCAGGCGACCCACTGGGTGAGCCTCACCCTCGAAACACTGGAAATACTCGGCGTAGTCGAGTCCGCCGGTCGCGTAAGCGGCCGTGCCACGGAACGTGCCCGTCTGGCTCTCGATGCCCCAGGTCCTCGCACTCAGGGTGGAGGCGTGGTAGCCACCCAACACAGAGTAGTTCGGCGGCGGGGCTCCAAGCCCTGCATCGCAATACTTGGAGGCGAGCATCACCTGGCAGTTCGTCGGGTCGGGCATCGAGCAATAGAGCGACCCCAGCACCGCCAACCTGACCCCCGCCGAGATGGTCGAGGAGTCTGAGGCAATCATCGCCGATTCACCAGCCCCACTGTTGATCTGCCCCGCCTCGGAAGCCAATACCACACACCTGGTGCTCGCTCCGATGATGGAACAGGTCGAGGTGGCCAAGAGGCCTACATCATCCGTGCCGTCCCCTGCGATGGCACCGCTGGCCGAAGCCAGGATGACCCCATTCGTGACGAGGTCATCTGCAACATTGGAATCGTAGGATCCCGCGACGAAGCACCCGACGGCTGAGGCACCGATGCCAAGCGCAGACCCCACAGATGGGCCAGCACTCGCGAGGATGGCCGAGTCCTCGCCCTCGACGTTGGCGTAGTCGCTGGCGGCGACCAAGGTGCGGTCGTTCGAGCCGACGAAAGAGTTCGAGGAACCCAGAAGAACACGGGTCTGCGTGTTGCTGCCCGCGTAGGAGACCGCGTCAGAGCCGATGCCCGCAACGGCGAGGCGGATGGCCTGATCGAGCTGAGTCAGGTCTACACCCGTATCGTCTGGCGTCAGCCCCCAGGAGGAGACAACGGCAATGATCTCCTCTTGTAGGACGTTCAGCCAATCTTGGTCGATGACCGTCCCGGCGACCCCGCCGACAACGTCACGATCAACGAAGTACCCCGGCGTCCCACTCGTGGATCGAGCGGGGAGTGATCCGACGTTATTTGCTCCGTGTGTCCTGCGCATAATGGCACCTTACTTGCTTGCTCGTCAGAATGACCTGAGAGCGATTTTCTATCAGGCTGACCAAGAGTAATGGACGACCGTGTGTGAGGGGGCGAGTCTGGAGATCAGGCACTCCAGACGGTCTTGCAGCGCAGCGGCAGTGCTTGCAGGCCCGATGACGAGCCACTCGTATGCAGCGTCCTCACCTGCCAGCTCGTCACCGCACCGGGCAACTCCGCACCGGGTCGGGGACACAGGCACTTCCGCGATGTCGATGACGACCTGCAAACCCGCCGCGACCCCAACGTAATAGGCGGGGTCTTGGCCACCTTGGGCTCGTTCCGCAGCCTGAATGGCTGCTTGCCGGTCGGCTTCCGACGAAGGGAAAGGCGAGCAGGCGTCACTGAGCAGCCCGTACTCTCTCGCCCAAGCCAGAATGGTCTCGCTTGCGGTCGAGCCGAACTGCTCCCGGAGGAGGTCAGCGACCCTGTTGCTCCCTCGCTGCAAGCCCCTGGCGAGGGCTTCGGCGAGGGCGGAAGTCCCCGCCGAACGCCAGATAGGCCCGCGGGGAAAGATTTGCAGCACCATCTCCTTGATGGCGTCGAGGCTGTAGCCGTCTGTTGGGTAAATACTCATCTTTTGTGCACTTGCGAGATCAAATCTCGATCTAATGATTTCAACAAGTTAGTCTGCTTTGACCCCTAGTCCGGATACCCGAAATCCAGGGGTCGCTTGTGCAGTGCAAAAAGGCATCAAGTCCACGTCACCGTACCGAGTACGGCGCACTCAGTCGTCGTCACCGTCGAGGGCGTCACAGGGGCGGTGATGGTGTAGGAGTCGAGGTCGGCCTCGCCGACGGCGAGCCAGTAGTCCGACATGGTCGGCTGCTCACCTGCCCGGCGGATGAAGAGCCTGTTCAACGCGTCCTCGATGACTGCTCGATTTGCGCTCGTGTCGGGTGAGATGGCGATTGTGAAGTCCTCGACCACGGCGGTCGGCGCGACGACGTAGACGTCGGCGTTGACCGGGCGTCGAGTCGAGTAGCCGAAAGCGTTGGTTGCCTCGATGAGCGCCTGGACGGCTGCGACGTCGCCCGAGTCCGGGATGATGTCGGAACCTGTGCCGGAAACAACGAAGAACACCCCGAGTGAGCCGGCACCAAGGTAGTTCGGGATGATCCAGGCCTGCACTACTGGCTCGTACTCATTCGCCCACAGGATGTAGTCGTACTCGGCTCCGCCCTGAGGCGGATGCTGCTTCTGATAGAGGACTCGGGCTCTCAGGTCCTCGATGTCTTCGAGGTCATTGCCATCGGCGAAGTCCGTGGACAGAGTCACAACCGTATCAATGCCAGTGATAGGGCTTGCGAGCTGATATGAAAAGCCGTCCCCGACCGTGCAGTTGTAGTTGGAGCCAGCAAACTCTGCCTCAGCATCGAGGGCAACGGAACCACCACCTCCCACTACGCCCGCAAGGGTCGTGACGAAGACCAGGCCATCGGAACGCACGACCTCGGTGCCAAGGTCGATGGCCGCAGTGGGTGTGCCCGTGAAAGTAAAAGCACCATCATCGGCTTTGCTGGCGGGTGTCTGCGTGACCCCGAGTTCGTCCGCGTGCAGCAGTACACCGGACTCATCAGCCGTGGTCACAAAGGTCTGCCTGGCGGTGTAGGTGAGTGCACCGTACAAAACGTGCAGCCCACCTGCCCACACCCTGGATGCCACCCACAGAAGGCTTCGAGGCACGTAGGGAGCCGCACCACCAAGGCTGGCGATCATGTCGTCAGAGGTTTGAGTCACCAACTCCGAGAGTGTCGGTCGTGTCCATCCGGTATCAGCCATTTCGGAGTACCTCCCAGAGGTCACGGAAGCGAATCACTAGGTCTGGATTCGTGGGCTGCTTGATGGCGATCTCCAGCCCGAGCGCGTGGTCAACGATGCTGGCAGACGCCGTCACCGAAGACGCAATACCCTCGGTGACCAAGAAGCGGAGCGCCTCCTGGACGTAATCCTCAGCCGTCCTCGCTGTCTCTGAGGAGACAGGAGCCCCTGCAAGGAGCCAGAGCCGGCTTCCGAATCCATCGGCATCGGCACCCCACCAGCCCTGCCGATTGCCATCCTCGACGGGGTCTGAGTCCCGAGCGCGCCTCCACGAAAACAGGGCGATGAGCACGAGGTCCGTGAGGGCGGTGTCGGTCGCTAGGTCACCGTATGCAGCAATGCGAACAACGTCATGGGCGTCGTCGCCGGGGACGCCGAACCAAGGATAGAGGCCACTGGCGACCGTCGTGGTGACGCCGGTGGACGTGTAGTCAGTTGTGGGAGGTGTGTATGCCATCAGGACACCCCCAGCGTAGTTGAAGGTGCCGTGACCGCGATGATGCCGGTGACGGGTCCACCGCTGGCAGAGGTCAGCCCAGTGATGTCATCGCCGACCAGAACAGGAGCCCTGTAGGTCGGACCAGAGCCGATCTTCACGTCGGAGGACTGAATGGTGACGTGGTCAGAGACGACCAGAATCCCATCATCACGGAGGTGGACCTTGTTGCCCCTGTTGTCCGTGATCGCGACGTCACCGGCTTCGAGGGAGATGTTGTAGCGCTTGTCCTCGACGCAGATGGTCATCAGGTCTTCGCGGTTCGAGCCGATGGCGACTTGGACGGCAATCCCACCAACAGGGCGGCTCAGGAATCCGTAGGGCTGCATCCGGTCGATTGAGTCAGGCACACCATTCGCGGTCACCTGAGCAGTTCCACGGGCTCCTGATGGTGACGTTGTGGACGTGACCTTTGCCAGGGTCACGAGACCGGCAATCCGGGACCAGAGGCTCATAGGGCACCCCCTGGCTGGACGGGATCCAGTTCGTGCCAGCGGGTCGAGGACGTGCCCGTGATGGTCGGCTTCTTCACGTTGTAGGGCTGGAACGCCTCTGGAGGCTGGACGGCGAGTTTCGTTCGCCGACCCTCACCCGGGCGAAGAGACCAGGTGCAGCTCGTGATGAGCCACGACTTGTTGAGCCTCATCACCGGGTCGTCGATGGGGACAAGAATGCCGGGCTCCCACAGAGACCCGTCGTACTGGTGCCACCCACTCACCGTGTATTCAGCGCTCTGTGACTTGCCGGCACGAGTCACAGCCTCCCATCCTGCCAGGGTCTTCGCCCCTGCACTATCCACAGGGCGGTCAGGACGGATGGTGAGACGTCGAGGGCGTCGAGCCCCGGAGTCCTGGATGATGGCTGATGAGTCCGTGAGAGCCTCAGCCTCGCCCAGGCTCTGCCCCTTTACTTCATATGTCCGGTATCTGCCGATCGATCCAAAGTGTCCACTGGCCTCCAGGACGTTGACCCCACGCTTGATGACCGTCTTGCTGGTCGAGGGGCGGTCAGCCCTCATCAGGACAAGGCGACCAACGGTGTCATCGGTGACCAGAATGCCCTGCTGCTTCGCAAACCGATCGATGACGGCGCTGCAGGTCTCCCCGACCTCGGGGCGAACCCTCGGGTAGACGGTTCCTCCAGAGTCACCGACCTGGTCGAGGACATCGAGATCAAACCCATCCGCAAGTGTGCGTGCAATCCGTACCAGGGTCATCGCCCTGAGTAGGGTCAGCGGTGCGCAGGACTCGACAAGGTCTGCGGTGGCGCTCCTGCCCGTGATTTCGAGTTCCGTCCGGGTCGCACTGTAGGACGGCGCAATGTCGTCGATGTAGCCCGTCAGGAGAGGCGTGTCGCCGATCCAGACCTCGACCAGATCGTCCACGACGAAGTCGAGCCCGACGCCATCGTCGGTCAAGGCGACGCGGAACCGGAAGGTCGAAGCCACCTGCTCGATAGACCTGGTCACCTCGACCTCGGTCCATCCTGAGTAGGCTGTCCCGTCTGCACGGCGCAGTTCTATGGTTGGTGCCGTGCTCATGCCCCGCCTCCGGCGGTAGCCGAGGATGCCGGCACCGAAAGAGTCCCAGAACAGAAGCCAGGATGGGGAATCTCATTGCGGCTCAGGATGTCGCTCTCTCGGGTGACATCCCCATAGAGGTCGTAGGCGAGCACGAACGCCGGGATCGGTGTCGTCACCTCGATGGTGGTCAGCCTCGGCAGGGTCGAAGCGACCCCGAGAAGAACCTCGACGACCACTGCACGGAGTGCCCGGATCTGAACGAGCAGGTCGTGTGGTGCATCGTCCTCGTCTTCCTGTGCTTCGAGGAGTTCAACGAGGGCATCACAACGAGCCTGAGCGTCGTCCGCAGTCGTGTAGGTGACGCTGAGGGAGACCTCGACGGCGCGCTGTAGGGCCGGGAGGACAATGCGCCTCTGCCACGCAGTCCAGGCGGAGGCGACCAGGGCATTGGCTCCGATCAACGCAGGGAAGTACCAGGACGCCACCTGCACGGCGAGGGCGTAGGTGTCGGTCAGCGCGTACACCTCGCCCTCGATGTCATCACCCAGGGAGTCCACTCGCAGAAGTGAGGCGATAGCCGCCTCGTGTATGGTCTGCTGGGCGCTGTAGAGCCGCCTGATACCCGGAGGTAGAAGGGCGACCTCGGTGTCTAGGGCGAGGCTCGTAGCCGTCGCAGAGGCCGTTGCCGCTTGTGCAGCAGCCGTTGCCGATCCAGTCGTCTTGGAGGTGTCGAGGGACTCAAGCCGCTCGATCTCCGCCCTCTCCAAGAAGACGAGATTGAACCGGCACATCCCACCTTCCGACGAGTCCTCAGAATAGGATGACTCATCGGCGTGTACCCATAGGCGACCGAGCCACGGGTGTACCAACTCGCCTGGTCCCGACTGCTCCAGAGCGTCCAGAAGGTCGTTCCGGTTCGCGATGTAGTCGTCGCCCAGCACGAAGGCTTCGAGCTGGAAGCGCCCTAGCCGATTGCCCTGATCCTGGTAGCCCGGCAGATTCCGCTCTGGGTACTCCTCGGTGACCACACGACGACCCGTCTTGCTGTCGTGTCGTAGAACCTCGAACGGCACGCCCCGGAAGGAAGCAGGGAGTAATTGATCACGCCAACTCATGGTGTTTCCCCCTGAGTCCGGCGACCGACATTGACTCGTACAGGGGCTGTGCCCTTTGTCTCGACCCTGGCACCCTTGGGCATGTTTTCAAATTTGACAGTGATTTCCGACGCTTGCTTGATCGCTGGCAGCATCAGGTCACTTGCCCTAGGCCCCAGAAAGCCCAGAGGCCCGGCAACGCCTGCGGAATTGAGAGACGCCAGGGTCTCTCGCGCCAGCAGCGCGGATGCGGCGGCCTCTTCCTTCCGTAGGCGAGCGTCAATAATTTTCCCCGTCGGGGTGAGTGCCCCCAGCGACACGCCGTTGGGACCACGCGGTCCGAGAGCCTGATATCGCCTCACACCCGCGATGCGGACTGCCTTTTCTCCTGGCGTCTCATCTTCGACGCTCGCCAACTCCTTTTCCATATCCGTCATATTTCCGGCTTCTGGGGCCCAATTGGTCAAGACTTTTACGATCTTGCCAATTCCGCCCACGATATCCGAGACGATTTTGGCGATTTGCGATAGAGCGCTCGCGAGCGCAGGGAGGCTCGACACCACCGACTGAATGCCCTCGACCATATCGGTCGCAAAGCCCTCGACCATCTCGCCCAGGCGTCCCTGATTGTTCGTAAACCAGTCGGTCAACTTGCCAAGCCACGGCAAAGCCGCCTTGACAAAGGCTGACCCGAACTTGTTCTTGATCCCCGACCAGGCCACTCCAACGCGTTGTAAGGCGTCCTGGAAATCTTCCGCGCCTTTCAGCCCCTCGTCAGAAATGGCACCGCCTAGTGCCCTGAACTCCTTGATCTGGGCGCGGATTGCCTCCGTCCCCTGCTCCGCGAGCAGAGCCATTTTGACCCCGCTCTTGCCGAAGGCAGCCTGAGCCAGGACGGCTCTTTTGGCAGGGTCCTTCAATTTGCTCATCGCATCGAGGAGGGTTGTGACCCCCTCCTCGGTGCTCTTCGTCCCCTGGAGGGTCTTGAGCAGAGCGGGGGAGACCTTCTTCAGGAGTCCCACGAGGGGACCACCACCAGTTCTTAGCAAGCCGAGATTGACGTTTGCCTTCGTCAAGGACGACGCAAACTCCTCAGTGCCTACTCCGGCGTGTCCTGCCACGTCGCCGAGTTCCTGGAAAAACCGCGCAGAGACGCCCGCAGCACGGGAGGTCTTGGCGATCGCGTCTCCAGCCGCAGCCCAATCCTTCACCCACGAGATGATGCCACCGACGCCCAGAGCCCCACCGAGCAAGCCTCCCAGGACAGGTAGGGACGTGAGGGTGTTCTTCAGTTTCGAGAAGATGCCGCCGACCATTTTGAAGGCACCACCAAGGTGCCGTCGGGCATTACGACCGATCCGTGCGAATACTGAGGACGCTTGATCACGTCCCCGTAGTGTCGCCTTGATCTGGTAGTTCTTGCCCGCCATGATGATCAATCCCGAGGTAGTGCTCTGCGGCCTGTAGCCACATTCTCAGCTCGTCTGCATCGACCTCGTCGATCTGGCCAGGCGTCCACCCATACGCCAGGGCGAGCACTACTCGACGGACGAGCCAGTCGTCGGGGAGTGCGACTGAAAACCCGCAACCACATTGCCAATCCGTTCAAAATCGACCGAATCAAGCGCGTCGAACTCGTGGTCAGGAAGCCCCGTCAACCTCTTGGCGAGTTCCACCCCGAGCGCCATGTCGGACTTGGCGTTCAAAACCTTGGGGTCTCGGAGGTCACGCACCTTCGGGCGTCTCACGGTGACCGAGGTCAGTGTGCGTACAATCGATCCATCCTTCGCCGTCGTGACCACAGGGTAGGCGAGCATCACGTGCTCGGGCTCCCCGACGCCCTCGCCCTGAGCCCACTCCAGCAGGCTCAGAGCAAGCTCCAGAGCCTCGTGAGGGTCGAGCCCATCAGGTGCATCTGGTAGGGCATATGTCATGACTGCACCGTCACTTCCTGCACCGGGCGCTTGCTCTCCCACCGGATGGTCGTCGTACCGTCAATGGCGTTGACCTCGGGAGACGCTGCAAGCCAGCCGCTCGTCAGGGTGTAGATCTTGCCCGACTTGGCAACGACGGTGACCGACACGTTGACCAAGTCCATCAATGCCGAGAGGTTCAAATCCCCACGGTCGAAGATGGCGAGTTCAATGAAAGTCGGCTCGTACTTCTCCGAGTAGCCGACCACGCCCATAGCCCCGCTGGCACCCTCTCGGGTCTCAGTGCGTAGGCGGATGGTCGCCGTCCCCTCGACGTCAGCGCCAATGGCACCGCCCGTCGAGGACGTGATGGTGACCGCCTTGATCCCGATTTTGATAGGTGCAGAGATAGCCATTGTGTCACCTCACTCAGGATCAGCCGACGAAGTTCGCGACGGCCGCGATGATCCGCAGAGCCGCCGTCTGATTGATGGGCAGGTACAGGTTGATGCGGTTCTGGTCGGTGCCGTCCTGCTCGACGGCGATGCCGGACTTGAAGGCTTCCAGGTCTACGATGAGCTTGTCGTCGTACATGCTGGATGCCTCGGCGACCAACGAGCCCTTCACCGTCGAGGTCGAGACTGCGTCCTCACCGGCACTCACCGTCCGGTTGTCATCGACGATGACCATCCCGGACGAGAAGAAGTCCCGATTGATGCGAGCCTTGCAGCGCCGGACGATTCGACGTGCACGCGTCGAGCGCTGCATGTCCAGCCAGGCACCGTCAGGAGCCCCGCTCGAATCGGTCTTGTACGTCGCGCGCTCGCGCTCGATGTAGACCGTGCCGTCGTTGCCGACGGTGCAGGTAGCGATACCGGCATCTAGAAGTGCAGACCTCTCAGCCCACGTCAGCCTGTCTGCCGATGCAGGGGCCAGCACGCCGACCAGTGGAATGCCAGTGAGACCGCTGTAAGGCTTGAGAGACAAGACTCGGGTCGCCACACCAGCGAGCGCAGCGGCGATCTCGTACCCAGGGGTCGGGCTCTTCGGGAGCCCCATCACGGTCTCGTGAGGAGCGTTTCGGAGCCCGCCGAGCGTGAGCTGGTTGGCGTTCGTGTCGGTTGTCCCTGCGATGACATAGGGCATCCGCTGATCGACTGTAAGCCAGTACTCGGCGACGACCTCTTGCCAATTGTCGAGATTCGTGTCCGTGCAGATCCACGGGACGATGAAATCGTACTCGTCGGCGTGCAGACCGGTCGTGGCGTCGAGGGTCGGGTCGGTGGCACCAGCAACCACGGCTCCCATCGCCACGATCGTCAGGGTGACACCAGCAGGAAGCTCCTCACCGCCATTGGCTCCACGGTAGTTGACTCGCAGGTCGATGCCATTTCCTACCGTGCCCTTGTGCACGGCTGTGAAGGTCACCGTGTCCGTCGCGGACGAGGCAACCACAGGGAGATCCGGGAGAGCGTCACAGGCGGCCTCGATGGCCGCTGCAATCGTGTCCACCGTGTCAGACGACCCGACGGCCACCACGACCCGACGACCGCCGACGTAGAGGAAAATCGACCCCGCGCCAGTCGCAGCGTGCGTGACTTGCAGCGTGCCGGTCGCAGCCGTGCCGACTGCATCGTCGATGCCGATGCAGTAGACCGAGGAGTTCGGGTTGTTCTTGAGGTAGGCGTCGATCATGTGGCTCGCACACGAACCACGCCCGAACAGAGTCCGCCCCTGAGCACTCGACGACACCAGGTACGCGGTGTTCTCCGTCGCCGTTCCGGTCGAGGTCATCTGACCTGTCAATACGGTCGGACGAACGAACTCACCGGGCGACGAGAGCCGCTGCGCCTGGATCTCGATGTACGGACCCGGAACAAGCGTCTGAGGCACGTTGCTGAATGGAATGGTCATTAGTCTTATGCCTCCGGGACAATGGACTCAACGTCGGAGTCGAAGTCGAAGTCGATGTGTGCGGACGCGAAAGTTGGGCGGCTCTCGACCGGGACGAACTGCGTGGTGTACACGCAGTCAAAGATCGTCCCGATGCGACCCATCAGGATGTTCGCGTCTTCGATCTGCTCTGCCGCCGACTGCGTCTGGATGTTCGTGATGCCGTTGAATTGGTCCCGAAAAGGTCCCGCGACCAGAACACCCTCGACCTGGTCCAGGACATCGTCGAGCGTGTCCTGGAGGGTCTCCTCATCGTCCGCCGTCGCGTAGCAATCGACCGTGCAGGTCGTGGTCGTCTGATAGGTTGGGCTCTGCCCCACCTTGTCGTGACGCTCTGACGAGACACCGACGACGACAGCCGGACCTTCCACCAGGTCCTCTGGCACGAACGGGAGGACTCGGGAGACGTAGACTCGGTCGCCTGCATTGGTGGCACCAAGCAGGCGGGTGTGCATGTCCGCACGGATTGCACGTACATCGGAGCGAGCCATGGTTAGCCTCTCCCGATGGTGCAGACCACCGTCCCGACCGGGCCGGGCTCTACGTGCGTCACCTTGTAGGTGCTCCCACCAATCGTGAGGGAGTCACCAGTTCGAGCCGTGAGCCCGTCGAGGTCTGCCTCGATGAAGTCGATGACGTCTCGGTGGGCATCGACCGGAGCCCCCCCCCGGTCGAGTGCAACGAAGGCCTCGCGCCGACGGATCCCTGCGCACGTGACCGGCTCTCCGACCTGCGGAGAATAGGTCACGGGGTCGCCATACGCCTCGCGTACAGCGACCCGTGCCAAGTCCATCAGCGGGGAGGCGGAGCCCATTGATTACGCGGCCTTGCGCAGGCGCGTGATTTTCAACCCGTGGCCGATGATGCTCTCGCCCGTGCTCGACGCCTCGACCGTGGAGACCACGGTGATCTCGGCGGTCGTGTCGAGCGCGTCAGAAGCCAGGACGACCGAGCCGAAGACAGTGCCAGCCGTGGACCATGCGCCGTACCCAGTCATGCTGACTGCGCTCGCGGTAGCGATCCCCAGAGTCTCGACGTTGACGACGCCAAACATACCGGCCTCATCGGCGTCTGCCACGTCCTGGGCATTGGTACGCGACACGACCGGCCCGGTCAGCCCGCCAATACGGATTCGGCCGATGGCCGTTTCCGTGCCGGTTGTGCTCGTGGCCACCTGCCCGCCCGTGATGACCAGGGTGTCTCCCGCCTCCAGTGCACCGGCCGGGATCGTCGCGGTCTGTGTGATCGTCTCGGTCGCTGTGCCGGTGACTGCAACTGCGGCAGCGCCAAGGATGACGACGGTCTGGTCACCTTCGAGCGTGTCGAGCCGCCCGCCGATGGTCGTGCCCGCGAGGGTCTCCACCGCCGTCAGGCGCGCCGGGTTGTCCATCGGCGCGTCAAGCAGGCGTACCGTTGCGGTCGTGGCGGCCGAGAGAGCGTCTGCCAGCACCACTGCCTGAACGTCGAGGGTCGTCGAAACGCCGAAGGCGCTGCTCCCCGTGACCCAGGACACGAGGTCACCGGCCGTCCAAGCAGTCCCGGCGACCTTCGGCGCGGCCGTGTACGTGCCGCCCACCGCAAGCACGAAGTCCTCGCCGACGAGGGCGGTGCCCATTGCGACGCCGAAGAATCCCCCGACGAGGACAAAGTCACCTGCGGTGACTCCACCGGAGGGAGCAGCGAGGACGACCCGTGTGCCGTCATTTGCGTATCGACTGGTCATTGTGAAGTCCTCTCTGTAGATGAGGATGGAGAAGGTGTTCAGTTTGAGGCTCTCTCCCCGTCAGAGGAGAGAGCCTCAGGCTATTAGGCGTCAGGGTCGGTCTCGAAGATCTTGACCAGGCCGACGTGATCGCGGATCGCGGCGGAGAAGTCGGAGCGGGCGAAGAACGAGATGCTGTCAGCATCCGTCCTGGGCTCCTCGATGACTGTCACGCCCTCCTCGCCATCGAGGTGCCCGTACATCACGCCGCTGTTTGGCGCTGCGGTGTACCAGGCCCCGGTGGGCAGGTAGTCAGAAACGGTGATGATCTTGCCACTCGCCATCTCCGGCCGGACTGCACTCGACTGAGTGCTCGCCCACTGCTCACCGTAGTAGATCTGTGCATCCCAGCCGTATGCCTGGGGCACAATCACGTGCCCGTACATGTACCCACGGGTCGAACCCTCCAACGTCTCCCAGGTGTGCAGGGAGAGCGCCTTTGCAATGGTCGAGCCGGGCTTGCCGAACGATCCCAGGATGTTGCCGTGGTTCGCGTCGAAGAGCGGATTCCCGTCCTGGAGGTAGGGATTGTCCGAAAACACGGAGTACATCACGTAGTTTTCGTTGTCGGCGAACGAGTCCGCGACCGCGACCGGGGCCGACGAGAAGGCATCCAGGTCGTCATTGACGATCATCTGCCGGGTCAGTTTCCACTCGTACCCGTAGGTGTCGAGGGACGCCTGCTCGCGGGCATCTGAGAATGCCACCTGCGCGAACTTCTCGCCCTCGATCTTCTTCGGAGGGCGGCTCAGGCCGGACAACTTGATGTACTTGTGGGGGCGGAAGTCCCGGAAATTGCTCTGGGTTGCCCAGTTCCGGTAGTGCCGGGGCACCGCCAGGTAACGGACATTCAACGACTTGTTTGCCGCGTCCAAGAACACACTGGGCAGATCCGCCGAAGTCATTGACGGGCCCGACCGCTGAGCCATCCCACCGTGGCGAAGAGCCGCCTCTGCAATCTGAGACGGGGACATCCCACGGACGTTGAGCCCACGGACTGCCAACTCATCCCGCACCATGTCGATCAGGGTGCCCCGGTACTCGTTGGCCCCGGGGGCCTCGCGGAACGCCTTGACGCCGGGGTTGGCACGCCGTAGGAGGCTCGCCACCATCGCCTGCGCGCGCTTCTCCGTCGCATCGACTCCCGCCTCGTAGTGCACACCAGAGACGGCCGTCTTGGCCTGCTCGGCAGCCTTCCGACCGATCAACTCGGTGCGGATCTCATCGAGCGAGCGCTTGCTCATCCCGAGCTTCTCGGGGTCGATGACGTCGCCCCCGAAGCCTAGAACCTGTGCGGCTGTACGGATTGCGCTCACACGCTCCGTGTACTCCAGCACCGCCGCTGCGCGGGTTGCTTCCAGGTCAACGGTCTCCGTCACTGCACCAGAGGCGGGAGCCGGAGTAGTCGTGGGGGCATTCTTGGTATCCATTACCTGCTCCAATACAGTGATCGAGATATGGTCGTCTGCCGACCGAGTGCGGACGCCGGTATCAGCGGAATTGACCACGAGAGATAGTTCACGGGGTCTCCAACTGACCGCCGTGTAGAGCGGGACTGTGCCGCCGTCCGAGCGGAGTGCAGCCGGAGTCCGGTCGTAGATGATCTGGTCATATCCAACGGACCACTGGTTCGCGACGGCATCGGCGACCAGGTCGAGTGCTGCCTGACCCCAATCTGTGCGTGCAAACCGTACAGTGCTCTCCATCCCGTCGGTCGTGCGGACCGTCGAGCCGGGGACGATGACCCCGAGCTGCGACATGATGGAGCTGTAGTCGTGGCTGTCTCTGACGGCAGCGCCGTCCCAAGCCGAGAGGTCAACGCCGTCGAGGCTCAGAGCCTCATCGACATCACCGTCCTCCCACGACCAGTCACGACGGGTCGCGCCCGTAGACCAGAGAACCCGGACGGTTCGAGCCTCTGGGTCGAGAGACGCCGGTACAAAGGACATGGCACGGGTGACTAGACCTGTGTGTGTCCGCTGTGTCGTCTTTGCCGGGTGATTCTTCGCGTCCATATGGGCACACTACCCGTGCGAAAACAAGATTCGTGCCAGGGTGAGGATTTTTCTTCAACCCCGGTGAGTTACGCTGGAGGGTTGGCTGGTTCGGCTTGGTCTGCTGGAGTGCCCGAAGAAGAAGCCTTTGCCGCTGGCAACTCGATGCCAGCGTCCTTGAGCTTCTTCATCCAGGCGACCATATCCCTAATCCATTGGTCGGGGTCGTAGCCGAGTTGCTGCAGGAGGTCGGGCTGAGACGCTAGACCGGCCGCTAGCGCGTCGATCATCGCCTTCATATCCTTGCTCGGATCGACACTGGCCCAGGCCCTGGCGGCCCACGAGCAAGGCGTGTAGCGCTCCCGGGTGACCCCGCCGACGTATGCCGCCTCGACCCACCACTCCGCCATCTGGTCCAGCAATCCAGGGATCAGCCAAGCCTCGCGCTCCGCGTCGATCATCCCCCTAAAATCGATGAGTCCGGCCCGCATCGACGAGTAATTTGCCTCGCGCAAATCCCCGCTCAACTGCATCATCGTGACGCCAGCGCCGACCGCAGTGTCACGTAGTTGACCGTGACGCCACTCAGCATCGACAGGCACGGGAGGATTTGAAATCTCGACCTTTCGGCCCCCGTCGAGGTAGACGAGGAGACCGTTTTCCATCGTTTCGACGGGGTCGCCGAAGGCATCGGTCGCACACCCATCGCGATAACCGTCGTGGCGACCGATCGCGCCATCGCCAGTCGATGCTGGGTCTTCCTCCATTTCGCCGATCGCAGGCGAAATGAAGGCCGTGATCGTCGCGGCGATCTGCTGACGGGTCAGTGTGGCAACGTCGTAGTCGTCGATTTGTCGAAGACGTGCGAGGACAGGGGCCAGTGCTGGCACGCCACCAAGCGCACCCGGTCGCTCCGTCCTGTAGTAATAGATGAGGTCGGTAGCAGGTACGCGGACTGACTGCGAGGACGATTGCGACATCGAGATGATCGAATTGTCGCCTGGGTGTGACGGGTGCAGCCAATAGGCCACTGCACGATTGCTCTCGTCGAGTTCAATTCCGTACATGATGCGTGGATTGGATGTCGATGACTTCTGGAGGTCCAGGAGATCGACCTCGAAGGTCTCGATCTGAAGAGGGACTTCCTGGCCCGTGACCCAATGCCTGCGAAGAAAGACCCCGCCTGATTCTTTCTCAGCCCGGATTGCCACCTGCTGCAGAGCACCAAAGGACAGGCGTCCGCCCCGGTCGCAGAAGCGAGGCTTCATCCACCGCTTGAAGGCATCGGCGAGGATGACGTTTGCGCCCTCGTCACGAGATTCCCACTGAGGAGTCAGCCCTGGGCCCACTAGCGCCGACACGAGCACGTCGATCACGCGTCGGGCGTGAGGGTTGTTCCGGCTCGCGTCCCTCGACCTGGCGACGAGGGACGCGTTGCCGCTCGTCCAATGGCTCTGCGGCCCCGTGCGCTTCGGTCGCCAGCCGTGCAGTCGGCGACCGTCACTGGCCCCGTCCCACACGTCCCCTGCTGAACGGCGTACCAGTCGGGGGGCCCCTCCAGAGGCTGAGGCTGAGGCGCGCGCGGTGGTGCGGTTCGAGCCCTCGCCTTCAGGCGAAGGCGAAGAACTCGTGAAACGTCCCGTCGATGGGTCACGCAACGGTGCCATCACCGACCCCGCGAGGACTGGGCCAGCGCCCGACGCGGACGACGGTAGCCCCCGACCTTGCCCCTGAGCCACGCCGCAACAGCGAGCAGGTCAGCCCTGGAGGCATAGTTGACCTGCTTGCCATCGGCGTCCTTGACCGACGTCGCGCCACTGCCGATGGCCTCTTCGAGCCTGTCTAGCCACGCCTGATACTGTTCTGCGGTCACTGCCATACCGCACTTTACCCGTCACAGAACAAGAATCGTGCCAATGACACTAGACCGATCGGGGTTCGCTGTAGTGCCCTGAGAGCGTCTTTTCACCTGCCCCTCGACCTCCCGCCGAAGAACGAGGGCAGCCTGTGTGTCGTCCGCCGTTGTGGTCGGGGCTGCTCCTTTGGAGCAGATGCCTCGACCTGCTTCGGCGCTGGCGCTGGCGGCTCAACCTTGCCCTGCACAGGAGAAGTTGGCACGGTTTTTGCGCCCGGTGACTGTGCAGATTGTGCGTTCTTCGCCTGTGCTGCAGCCGTGGCCTCAATCGAGTAGCCGTGCGCTTTCCAGCATTCCAGAGCCGCCCTGTTGTACACGTCGAGGTCGAAGGCTTCGTTTCTGCTACCTTTTTTCAGAAACCATTCGCGACGCGGGCGGCCCTTGTGGTAGCGGACACGGGGTGACTCTGCCAGCAACTGCTCGAAATACGCTTTGGTATACGCACTGGAGATCGGCCAATGCACTAGCCCAGGGCCCGTCATCTCAGGCTCCGAACCATCACTCGGTGCTCGTCTGGCAAGGGTGCTCAGGACGGCTTGGCGTCGGTCGTCTTTGCCGGTGTCCACGCCCACCATCCAGAGATTCAGGTTGCCTCCCTTGGCTGTGCGAGAAGGACGACGATTCCAGACCGGTCTAACCCCGGACACACCCAAGATCGCAAATACCTTCTGGCTTTTCCTCACCCGACAGAAGTCATAGACGCTTTGGGTGTGGTGACCTCGGGAGTCTACGAGAGTCACCGTCACCGGGAGTGTTCTCCCGTCGATCGTCAGGAACCTGCGATGCAGCGCGTTGTCGAGGTCGAGCCACACCTGCGGTGCAGAAGGGTCACCCTGTAGGACGTGGTAGTCGATGTGCCAGACCTCGGCACCGAGTCCCCATCCCTGATACTCCACTTCGAGGCGGTCGTCCTGGGTGTCTACAGCAGCCGTGACGATGACCACCCCGGACGGAAGGGAGTCGGGCTTGTAGTCCTCTCTGAGTGCGAGCAGGGAGGATGGGTCGAGGGTCTCTGTGTCCTGCGGATCCCAGCACTCGCCGAGCCTGGTATTGACCCACGCCTGAAGTTTCGTCGGACTTCCCTGAGCCGCGACGAACTCCGCTGCAATCTTTCGCCATGTCACCCATGGCGACAACAACCCAGAAAGGAAGAACCCCGGACATCCTATTCCGGGGTTCCTGGCCGTCCACTCGCCAAGATCAAGCATCGTGGGCTTGGCGGATTCTGGGATGACCTCCTTGCAGTGGGCACAGTAGTAGTCCGCGAGATCAGGTTGATCCTTGGGCCACCTGACC